CATCGGTATTGTACCAATTACTCGGAAATATCGTTGACGAAGGAAGAAGAATAGGGTCGGTAGCCGATATACAGGTTGGGGACATTAACGCCCAAGCACCCGTAGGAACAACACTTGCATTGATGGAAAGATCTATGAAGGTCATGTCTGGTGTACAAGCTAGACTACATGCAGCATTAAAGAATGAGTTAAGGTTGCTTGCTGCAGTTATCAGAGATTACATGGATGATACATACGCATACGAAATGGAAGGTGAGTTCTCAAGAACAAAAGACTTTGATGATCGCATAGATGTAATACCGGTATCTGATCCCAATGCAGCAACAATGTCACAGAGAGTTATGCAGTATCAAGCTGCTCTACAATTAGCACAACAAGCACCGCAACTTTATGACATGGGCAAGTTACATAGACAGATGCTTGAAGTTCTAGGTATACAAGATGCAAGTTCAATTATTAAATTACCAGAAGACATCAAGCCTTCTGACCCAGTCACAGAAAACATGGCTATGCTTAAGCAAGAGCCAGTAAAAGCATTTAAATATCAAGATCACGAAGCTCATATCAGAGTTCATATGGCAGCAGCCAATGACCCAAAGTTAAAAGAAATTGTTGGGCAGTCACCTTTTGCTGGTGCAATACAGGCAGCTTTATCAGCTCACATAACAGAACATGTAGCATTTCAATATAGAAAAGAGATAGAGAAAAATCTTGGTGTTGCTATGCCTAATGAAGAGAAACCTCTACCAGAAGATGTAGAAGAAGAGTTATCAAGGGTAACTGCAGAAGCGGCAGAAAAATTATTAAAATCAAATAATGCTGAAGCTCAACAACAAGAAGCACAAAGGCAGCAGCAAGATCCACTAACTCAAATACAACAAAGAGAGTTAGTTATAAAAGAACAAGAGCTTATGCATAAGAAACAGATGGATATAGCTAAGTTAGAGCTTGAAGCTCAGAAAGCGATGATGAACAATGAAAATCAAAGTAAAAGATTGGAATCTGAAGACAAGAGAGAGGGTGCGCGTCTTGGTGTTGCCCTTACAAAAACTGCTACAGACGCTGAACTTCAATCTCAAAAGATTAAAAACGAGGCTGTTTCAGAAGGCACGAGGATTGCGATAGACGTAGCAAAAGAATTATCTAATGAGTAGAAATGAAACTGTATACACTTACATTATAAAAAAAGTTCAGGAGGAAATGGATGTTGTCTCTGACTATCTTTCATCCGGTAGACCTAATAATTTCGAGGAATATCAAAGACTTGTCGGAAAGATTGAAGGTTTGTCTATTGCCAAAGAATTGCTGCAAGAAGCCGAAAAAAGATTTATTGAGGATTAGGGGTTCCAATCTTGTCAATACTTGTGTATATTTAAAATAACGTTATTTCAGACGATTGAGTCTGCAAGGTTACGGTGAACCTAAATCACTGCAAAAAGGACCAGAGATGTACTCTGCAGAAAAAGTAGAACTAGACGAAGAAACTACTCGTAAACTACCTGAACCAAAAGGTTACAAATTATTAATAGCAATTCCAAAGTTAGAAGAAAAAACTGCAGGAGGAGTTATTATTCCAGATAAATTAAAAGGCATGGAACAAACCGCATCTATTATAGGATTGGTTATATCTGTAGGAAAAGCTGCATACAAAGATGCAGACAAGTTTCCAGATGGACCTTACTGTAAAGAAGGTGATTTTGTTATATTCAGATCTTATTCTGGGACAAGATTTAAACTTAGAGGTGAAGAATTTAGGTTAATCAATGACGACACTGTAGAAGCAGTAGTTGATGATCCAAGAGAGTATGCGAGGGCGTAATGGAAAATACAGCAGAAAAAATAGAACAAGAAGTTAATTTAAATCCAAATGAAGATGTCGATATTGAAGTTATAGACGACACACCAGAAGAAGATAGAAATAGGCCAAAAAGAGCAGAAAACACAGAGCCTAATATACCTGATGATGATGAAATAAATCATTATAAAGGTGATGTGCAAAAAAGAATTAAACAGCTCAAATATGAGTATCACGAAGAACGCAGACAAAAAGAAGAAGCAAAGCGTTTAAGTGACGAAGCTGTTAATGCAACTCAAAAGCTAATGGAAGAAAACCAAAGGCTTAAAAAGACTCTTGACGATGGTGAGGGTGTTTTAGTTGAGCAAGCAAAAAGCAGAGTGGCTGCACAATTAAGTCAGGCAAAGCAAAAATACAAAGAAGCGTATGAGGCTGGAGATCCTGATAAATTAGTTGAGGCACAAGAAGAATTAAGTTCTATACAGAATGAAAAGTTTAGGGTTGATAATTATAAACCCCCAGTAAGAGCAGTTGAGCCAGAAGTGGTTCCTCCAACACAGGCTCCTGCTCAACCAAAGGTTAAAGAACCTACAGGTAAAGATAAAGAATGGCTTGAAAGCAATAATGATTGGTTTCAAAAAGATGGCTTTGAGGACATGACAGGATATGCAATGGGATTGCATCAAAAGTTAGTAAAAGCAGGAATTAATCCAATGTTGGATACAGAAGAATATTTTAGAAGAATTGATGATTCAATGAGAAAGCAATTTCCGGATCATTTCACAGACAAGCAGAATGTTGAGACAGAAGAGGTAGAAGCACCTCAACGACCTGCTGGTAACGTGGTTGCCCCTGTTAATAGAAGTGCAAAAAAACCACGCAAAGTGCAACTAACCTCCACCCAGATAGGACTCGCTAAACGTCTGGGAGTTACCCCTGAACAATATGCAGCGCAATTATTGAAGGAATCAATATAATGAACAGAGACTCACGCACAGAAAATACAAGAGAAAAGTCAGAGCGTAAAGTTACATGGCAAAGGCCGTCAGCTTTACCTGATCCAAAGCCTCAAGATGGTGTAGAATTCAGATGGATTCGCACAGCATCTCTTGGACAGTCTGATATGACAAATGTGTCATCTAAATTTCGTGAAGGATGGGAACCAGTAAAGTTAGAAGATCATCCTGAGTTGAAGATCATTTCTGACGTTGATTCTAAATTCGAAGGTAATGTAGAGGTTGGAGGATTGTTACTTTGCAAGAACTCCACAGAAAACATGGATGCCAGAAGAGACTATCAGCAACAACAAGCAAATTCACAAATGCAGGCTGTTGATAATAGTTTTATGAAGGAATCCGACCCCCGTATGCCAGTTCTCAGACCAGAGAAAAGCACACGCACTTCGTGATTTAACTTTTAATTTAAGGGAGACAGTTACATGTCAGCTACAGCAGCCCCTTTTGGATTAAGACCGGTAGGAAACTTAAGTGGAACTTATAATAACGGGTTCCGTCAGTATCCTATTTTGTCAACAGAATCCACAAGGATATGTTTCGGTGATGTTGTTAAGTTAACAGATGCCGGATCAACAACAACTATCCAAAAGGATACAGGAACAACTTCTGCTACTCCTATTGGAATATTCTTAGGGTGCAGATTTATTGACGTCAGCACTAAACAATTAACTTTCAGTCAGCAGTGGTCTGGTGCAGCTCATACAGAAGGTATGGCATATGTAGCAGATGATCCAAATATTCTGTTTGAAATTCAAGCAGACGGATCTGTTAATGATGATGACATTGCAGCAAACTGTGCATTAGTACAAGGTACATCAAGTGCAGCTTTAGGTATTTCTAGAGTTTCATTAGATATCAGTACAGCAGCTAACACAGCAGCATTGCCAATTAGAATCGTAGATTTTAAAGGTGGCTTTGATGGTGATGAAAAAGGTACTTCATTTCCAATAATGCTTTGTAAGTTTAATACAGGTCATCAACTTGGTATCGGTGTCGTTTCTGGTAACGCACCATCAGCAGCTTAATAGGGAGATTGAATTATGGCTATATCAAGAGCGCAACTCCTTAAAGAGTTGTTACCGGGTTTAAACGCATTGTTTGGCTTGGAATACGAAAAGTATGAAGATGAACATACTCAAATATATGAAGTAGAAAATTCAGAGCGTAGCTTTGAAGAAGAAGTGAAGTTGTCAGGTTTTGGTGCAGCTCCTGTTAAGCAGGAAGGTGCGTCAATATCATATGACACAGCACAAGAGTCCTTTACTTCAAGGTATAACCACGAAACTGTGGCTATGGGCTTTTCAATAACAGAAGAGGCAATGGAAGATAATCTTTATGATTCATTGTCTGCTCGTTATACAAAAGCACTAGCTAGAGGTATGGCTTATACTAAGCAGACTAAGGCAGCTTCATTATTAAATAATGGCTTTGATACATTTCAAAGTGGCGATGGTGTAACATTGTTTAACACAGCTCACCCAACAGTGGCTGGTGGTAGCAATAAGAATAGACTTACAACAAACGCTGATTTGAACGAAACATCTCTTGAACAGATGGTAATTGACATTGCAGCTTTCGTAGACGAAAGAGGTTTGTTAATTGCAGCAAGACCAAGAAAGTTAATCGTTCCACCAGCTTTAATGTTTGTAGCTACTAGAATATTGCAATCAGAGCTTAGAACTGGAACAGCTGACAATGACACAAATGCATTAAGATCTAATGGGTCTATCCCAGAGGGTTATTCTGTTAACCACTATTTAACAGATACTGATGCATTTTTCTTAACAACTGACGTTCCTAACGGAATGAAAATGTTTGTAAGAACACCAATGTCAACATCAATGGATGGAGATTTCAACACAGGTAATGTAAGATACAAAGCCCGTGAGAGATATTCATTTGGTGTGTCAGATCCTCTCGGTATGTTTGGTTCACCGGGAGCCTAAACCCCTAAAGGGAGCCGTTCCTTTCCGGCTCCCTTCTAACAACCCTTGACAGTTACATAATGTAGCTGACATTTGCCAAGACAAGGAGATTGACATGGCTAATACAACTTTCAACGGCCCAGTCCGTTCTAGGGTGGCTTTTCCACTATCAGCAAGAACGCTACAACTGGCGCAATCACCACACAATCAAGTATTAACTCTAGCGGATTCGCTTCTTTAGATGCTAATACTCTCTCTACAGAAGCAGGAACTGGTATCACTGGTGGTACTGGAACTATATATAGAAGTTCTGTTATGAGACAGGGTG